TATTTGCTCTTGTTTGCCGGCTAATTTCGACAAAATAGTGAACTTTTCATCGTCTGAGGTCTTGCTGATAGCCACATTTACAACTATATCTTTGTTGTTATCCCAATATCTTGGGTCAACTGGTACAAATTTTCCGTTCAGACGGAATATATCTTGTGCATCTTGGTGTTTTATCACTAGATTGTTGACCAAACCGAATAAATCTTTCATACCACCTTCGGCAAAATGCCTACAAATGAGTTCTATACGGCCTTGTGCACCTGACATGGTAGCTGAAACTGCTGCTTTAGTGCTCGATTGTAAAGCATCAGCGTTTAAACCAGCAGAAGCTTTTGATACGCCTGTACGATTCTCTTTAGACTCATCAAGATAGCCCAATACAGGGAAAGCTTCCTTACCAACAAAGGGTACGCTAAAAGGTTGTACCATACCAGGTGCACGTACACGAATCGGCTGCCCTATATCAGTGTTCAATACGTCATCAATATTGACCTGACCCTCGACCACAGCCATGCGAGGAAAGATTGAATGTCCAAGTGAATCTAAAGTATCTCTAACTATCTGTGATTTAGCTGCCTGTATAGGCTTGAGATAGTCTGCCGGACATGAACCAATAGCGGTATGCGGTTCAGGATCGGGGCAAAACATCACGATGGGTAAATCATCAAAAGAATCTATATTGAGTATGTGGCAACCATCGCCAATAGTACAAACTCTTATTCTTTCATCTATATCATCGCCATCAAAGTCATAGAATAGATAATGCTCGATGTATAAAATGTCTTTACCGCCAGCATCGTTCCTATCGGGATATACCATGTTATCAAATGGGTTTCTGGCCTTGATCTCATCGTAAGATTCTGGATCAACTGCACTACCACCATAGCCTGAGTAGGTTTCTATTTCTTCTGGATCATAGCCCATAGCGACTAGATCAGACACAGACTTGATCATTCTATGAGCTACATAACTTGCAGTCTGTAAATCTTTTGCATGCCTACTGATCAAAACTTCTTCTGGTGGTATTGCTTCCATACACACCTGATTTTTTTGTTTGACTCTACGTATGGTCATGTCAATGCTAACAGGTACTTCTTGCGTTACCTCTTCACCAGTTATGGGATCAAGCGTAGTTATAGTTTCTTGTGTTATCTCTTCTTCAATAATCTCAACGTCCGGATCAAGAACCAAAGCTTGATAAGATTGTGGTTCTAGGTTGCTGTATTCGTGCATGGTCGCTTCTACTGACTCATCCCAAAACACTTTGACAAATCCTGTCTTTCTTACCAGTGCATCTTTGAAGGCACTGTATAGAACCTGAAAGCCATTGTTCTTTTGTTGGATTATATGATTGATATAATCTGTTTGTTGTTCTGCCAGAGGTATGTCCTCTACACCTTTGGGCACAAACTCAACTACCTTTTTAGTACCAAAGAAAGTACGCATGATAGATGGCAACATAAATAAAACTGTGTCTCTTACATCGGTAGATATAAATTCAGACTGTAATGTGCTCGTAGATTCTGGTTCGTTACCTAGATAGTATTCTGTTGATTCTGCTCTTTCCTCTCCAACCTGATGTATGAAGTCTCTCGCATCATCCATCTCAGCTTTTAGAACTCCCGACAGGTTAAGTAAGTTAGTCTCTTCGCTTACTTGCATTTCGATTTCTTCTTCGATCTGCTCTGGTTTCTTTTTTGCCATTTTTATCCCACTCTAAATATTCTTGACTTCAAGGGTTTTTTGAAATTATAACCCATAAAAGCCTGACTGCCACTAAACGAAGCTGCCGAACTTGCCATAGTCAAAGCAAGTGCGTCTGCCTTGTCAGGTGATTTTATACCTCTTTTGCGCATTTCGTCTTTACTTTCTATCTTTATTTTTCCAGACGAAGTGTATTTATATTGTGGTGCTGCCAGTTCAGCAGCTAGGTCATCGCTGTTTGGTAAACGACAATCTCTCTGCGCCAACCAGTCTTTGACGGCAAACCAAAGTTCTGCTCTCAAGTTAAGATAGTTCTTTTTCGTAGATGGTGCTTCTGCCACATTGATACCACGAACCGGTAAACCTTGTTCAGACAATCTATCTACTACACCACTACCAAGACCGATAACGTCAATCAATATTTCTTGTGGTCTTTCTATTGCAGTCGCATCGTCATAACGATTCTTGACTGCACCGCATAGCTGCATCAAGTCCATAGAAGGAAAGGTTTGTATTTCTAAAACTGTATTACCCTGACGAATACATAGTGCAGAGTTATCACCTCCAAATCTTGCTACGTCTAAGCCCCACAATATTGGCTCACTGGCTGTTAAGTTTACATCTCTGTCTATCGCTGAGTTGATTAAGTCCATAGGTATAACAGTATCGTCATCAGCCTTTGGAAACTCGCCCATCACTTCTACCCTAGATACTGTTGAGTCCTCACCATATTGTTCTATCATTTTTTGGAACAACTCTTTGTCTGTGCCTTCAACCTCTCTTGAGTCTATTTGTTCTGACTTCCAGTAAGATCGTTTGGAATGGAAGCTGTCGTAGAAAGGGCCTGTGTTTCTTCTTGGGTTAGAGAATGTGAGCCAGAACCGATTCGGTGTTGGCTCAGAAAAGAAACCTTCCGATACAGAATATATTGGTGCTGGAATACCGGATGCCTCATCCATGATTAAGCAAACACCATAACTTGAGTGAATACCAGCGAAAGCATCGGGGTTCTCTTCTGACCAAAGTTGTGCCTGTGCGTAGTAGTAACCTGTGTCTATTTTTAAATCTCTGATGAGTGCTTCTTCAAACCAGGGTGCGGGCTTGATGGTGGTTGCGGTCTTTGCGAACCAGTGCGAGTGAATGGCTAGGGTAAGCCACTTACCTAGTTCAGCCCATGTTCTTGATCTAAGTTGTTGTTCTGTGTTTGCAGTTACGATTACTGTTGAACCTATACGGGTGGATAGCATCCATAAAATAATCCATGCCACTAATGCAGACTTGCCGATACCCCTCCCCGAAGCTACTGCTAGTCTGAACATCTCTGGCATGTCTATGGAGTTGTTTCTTTGGATGTGAATTGAAATATCCCTCAAAATTTTTTCCTGCCACTGCCTTGGGCCATCAAAGTGCTCAAGGGGGGTGTCCTTCTTTCCCCAAGGGAAGGCAAAGCGGACAAAGTTCAATGGATCATCTTTGATGTTCATAGACCAGATGGAGGTCATTAGTTCTTTTTCTTCTTGAGGTGTGTATTTCATTTATCAGTAAAATTTTAATTCACAGTATATACATATATCGCACCGCCCGTCAGATTTTGGGGGGGGTATGGCAAAAAGTAAGCCGGCTATTTTTCAGCTTGTTTTTCACTGGGCATTTCTTTTATTAGG